GAAAAACAAAATCCGTACATTTCTATCGTTTTAGGATTAAATTCCGATCTAGATAAAGCTTCCGAAACGACCAAAGAACTTTCTGATAAAATTAATTCAATAGAGAAAACTATTACACATGAAGACTTCTTACTTAAGTTGTTAACCAAGAAAGAATCTTTTATTAGACAAGCGTTATTAAATAAAAGACTACCATATTTGAATGAACGTTTGTCTTATTACTTGGATAAAATGGGGTTACCACATTCTGTTAGATTCAACAACAATCTTGAAGTAGAAGTTTCTCAATTTTCTACCAAAATCGAGCATGAGAATTTATCTACTGGACAAAAAGCCAGAATTAATTTGGCTCTAGCTTTCGCGTTCAGAGATGTATTACAGCAGCGTTTTAATTCCATCAATTTCTGTGTTCTTGACGAATGTTTAGATGTTGGATTAGGTAATACTGGCGTTCAGCTTGCAGCTAAAATGATTAAAAAGATTGCAACAGAAAATAAACTGTCAATGTTTGTTATTTCTCATAGAGATGAAATTTCTACTATGTTTGATTCTCAGCTACTAGTAGAGCTTAAGAATGGTTTCTCCGAATTCACAAAAGGTGACATGATATTTGATCCAGTTTCATAAATATTATGAAACTGGATCAAATACATGAAATTTGGAAATATTGAGTTAATTGGTAGAATATTCGGGCTTAAATTAGAGCTTATTGAAGATACGGATCAAATAAACTTAGATGAACTAGGAAGATTATATTACAACGACTCAACCCAATCAGTCGAGGTAGTCACTGATGATGGAATTAAGTCCTTGCAGTTTGGTTATGATTCTGATAATAAACTAATTGAAACATTGGGTTCTAATTGGATTAACCCGGATTATAGTTTTAATCCAGTACCTTTTAATGAATTGCAAAATATTGCCGGATTATCATCAACCGATTCACTTTTTGATGTTATTACGCATTTAGATAGCGTTATAGGAAATCGTGCTTCCACTAATATAACAATGACACAAGATAGATATTTACTTAATACAGATAATTTCTTACGATTACGTTTGTCTACATCTACCCCAAGAAATTTAGTAATCAGAAATAATAGTAATATCGCATATAAAGACAATTTTGAAGTTGAAATTGAGCAAACTGGAACTGCGGTTATAAACATAACCGCAGAAAGTGGGGTTACTTTAAATTATAACAGCGTATATAATGCAGCAACGAGTGCTAGGTACTCTGTTGTAAAAATTAAAAGAGTAGGTATAAATGAATGGACGTTAAGTGGAGACTTAGAAATAATCTAAGTCTACTTTTTAAGTCCATCTTTCCACCATTGGGGAATCATAAATTTACCTCTATTATAAAGAGATATAAATGATGCATCGAGGATATAAACCATTCCCCAATCATCCTGTGAACGTACTACACGTCCACATCCCTGAATAATAGCTATTAAGGTCTGTCGCATATACCAATTAGGTGATATATCCATTCTCTTTTTAATCCATGCATCTCCTATGTTTGGAAATGGTATCTTACAAAAAATAGCAAATCGGCCTTTATCATCTTTAAGATCTAGTCCTTCAGTTATAGATGGGGAAATTAGCAGCTTAGATATACCGTCATTTTCTGAATATGAATTGATTACTTCGTCCCGCTTTCTTCCCGAATTCTGACCATGCTCAAGCACTTGATGCGGTATATTTCCGTCTAGCTCGTTTGTGAGCCAATCAGATATTTTAAAGTTGCCTGCGTGAATAATACCAGAATCATCTTTATGAATTTGACATATTTCTTTAATAATTTCAGCCATCTTATCACGCTCGGGTTTTCTCTCCTTCGAATCCCAGCCATAATTCATTTTAGCAGTTGGCATATACACAACCTGACGGTTATCCACATGAAATTCAGAATCAAGTGAAAGGAAAGCAGTTTTATCCGGGTCTAGACCCAAATCACGACAAAATTCATTTTTATCCAAAATAGTAGATGACATGAATAAAAATCTATCCGCCATAGGCTCAACTATATCAGCAAATATATGCTTACCATATAATTCTTTAAACTTAAATGACTTGTCATGTTCTCTAATGAACACAAATCGTTCGGAAGCTTCTTCGTAACCTAATAAAAGCAAATCTTGCTGAATTACATTTAGGTGATCTCTTAATTCTTTGTATGTAGATATGAATTTTAATTCTTCTCCTGTCGGAGAAGTTCCAGAATGTTCATACTCATCCATCATTTCTTTTACGGCAGAAGACATCTTCCTAACTTTAGGAATTAAAGCAGCAACATATTCCTTCTCTACCCAATTATAGGCATCCTTAAAGGATGTGAAATTTTTGAAGGTTATGTCTCCAATCTTTTTACATTTAAATTCATTGATATTAATTAAATTAAATTCAACTAAATGATTTTCGAGAGTATGTGCTTCATCAAACACGATAAGCTTTCTCTTTTTAATCATTTCTGAATCTTGTACATATTTAAATAAATTTAAACCCAATGTGTAATTAAGTACAATATTTGGCTCTTTTCTGCATTTCACAAAAGCATCCCTATAAGGGCAACTTGGACATTGTGGTTTGATATCTGAACCTATATCGCAGTTGGTATTTTTAGAACTGCATGTATAGTTGGCTTTACCATATAAAGAATGGATTAACTCTTTATCAAAGGAATCCTCATATTGCTTTTGGAGTATTTTTTGTGGTGTTAAAATATATGCGTTACCTAACGAATCCGCTAGGTAGCCTGACATATTTAATGCTATAGGTGATTTACCTCCACCCACAGGTATTTCAAGTAAAATATATCTGATATCCGGTCCTAGATTTTCAATCCAATCCAAAGCAATTTTTTGCGATTGCCTTGGATCAAACTGTTTCATAGGCCAATAATTTAATATGTTTTTTGAATTTTCCATGTGAAGACATTACTCGTTTGAGTAATTATAACTCAAATAATTCTGACAAGTCAAGCGACGAAACGAAGTCGAGGAGCTTGAGATTGCGATCAGCAATCCAATATAAAAACAATATTTAATAAAAGGTTGTTTTCTTCGAAAACAAAAATAAGAAAAACTCTCTTCGTTCGTTTTTCTTATTTTTATTTAATATTTAAGTTCCTTCTATCTATAATATTAGGGTATAACCCTCCCTCCCCCATTTTTCTTATATTAAAATATAAGGGATAATTGGTCCCAAACCAAACCCAACACAATTCATCCAAGTGCCATAAGGATCGTGTGATAGGATATCACAGCGGCTGAAATAATATATAACTCCAGTCATATATTATTTCTTTCAACATGACTGAGCGTATGTTGATGTTTTAACGAGTCAAGCTTATAATACAGTCAAGCAGACAAAACTTCGCAATGTCCTAATGTATTAGACCCTCGTATGGACCTTTAGGGAGTTACTCATATCTACTAGTCTCATACATAGATATACCCTGTCCGGTCTTGGCAGATGCCTTGACGCAGCCCATTCAAAGTTTACAAATTTAATCTAATCCTTTAGATAATGAATCGTTCCTTTCGATTCATTTTTTACATTTATACCACGACTTATACTAATTGTCAATAGTTAATTGATAAAGTCTTCTATTTCTTTCCTACGTGTAGCAACTTTTCTTCCACTTCTTTCAAGTGATTTAAAGTCTTGTCTACTCTTAAACTCTGTATCCAAATAAGAAATGACTTCTTGTGGTGAGTTGAATCTAGGTGCTAGTAAATTTAAATATACTCTAGTATCACCAACAGGTATAATAGATTTATAAATTTCTATGTCTTTCTTGTTAAATTTTTTATTAGCAATTCTTTTAACAACTTCAAACTGTGGTTGAGTCATTTTATTTAAAATATCCCATAATCTGCTTCCCGGAGGTGTTTGTATAGGAGAATCTTGATGAATCATACGCACGATTTGATTAACATCCTTAGCTTTACTTGCCGCAGATGTAATACTGTAATCTGAAATATCTCTGGATAGATTTTTTAATTTTGCAACATCAAAAGAATTTATAAAAGCTACAAACTCTCTATATTTACTTCTATCAAATAGATAATTATCTTTTAAGAATCCATAATATGCGAGCTTTTCCAATCTTTCCGGATTGTTTTTAATACTAGATTCTATTAAGTCTAAATAAGATTCCTTTCTCTTTACTCTTTGATTAATAGCTTTAAGATATGATAAATCATTGGCAGTTAATTCCTTTAGGATTTCCAGCATATCTTGTTCATTTTCCGGCAAAGTAGAAATCCATTTATCTAAAACCTCTTGCTTAATATTATTTAAATAATATCTTAATTGTTTGGAATCTCCTACTACTTTTCCTAAATCACTATTGACGTTATCAGTAGTGTTCAATCCGCCAGTTTTAGCTAAAAATTGTTTAAATTCACTGGATTTTGGTGTTGATATTAATCGTCTACCCACTTGTTTAGCTATACCGTTTTCTACTGCCCAATTTTTGAAAAATCTAAGTTTCTCGGACTCGTCCGTATTATCATTTGATAAAATATGAAAATTTAATTTTTCATTTCTTAAATTTCCAGCAACATATGCTGGAGTTACAGATGATGAGGGTATGTTGAATTGGTTAGAAAATTCAGCCACTAATGATTGATATAGGCGCATCAAATAATTGTCACTAAATTTTTCAAGCAATAAATCAAGTTTCATTTTATGTTAATCACTTTTTCTATATTTATAAATTCTTATGACATTCATAAAGTAATTTAGCATCGTTGAGATCTTCAATGGGCTTGGGAATGTTCTTAGTGGAAAGAATCTCTTCTGAGCAATGCCTTAAAAAAGAAATCCATTCATCGTTTTTTATACTTTCATTTTCAATCAATGCTAAAAACATTTCACGTTTAGTAAACTTTCCACCTGCTACACCTTCATTATTTCTATATTCAGTTTTAGATCCCTTTACAGTTGGACTGTAAGTAAGCTTAGCTGCTTCTTGCTTTAAAGAAGATGGTGGTATGATATTTATATTATGAGAAATTTCTTGAATTAAACGAAGTCTTAGTAAAGAACCGAATGTCACTAAGTCAATTAAGGGGCCTGCTATCGAACTATAACTATATCCTTCTATGAAAACTTTAGTTTCTTTTTCAGGATCTATATTTTCTTTTATATTTTTAATAATATCGTTAACAATATAATAGTAATTTCTTATCTTATTAAGTTCGGAAACCGAATGATTCTCTGCCTCTTTTAATGAAGAGAATGTATATATTGTAACGTTATTATCTTTGCAGACTTGAAACCATTTTTTAAGCTCACCTTTTGCAGTTTTACTTGTATTTGAATTTGTAAAACAATACATTTTATTGTTAACAACTAAAGCTGTGCATGATAATGATGGGTCTATTGCAACTATATTCATTAATATACTCTATTTGCCATTGCAGGCTTTTTTGATTCTTCTTCAAAGCGGCGTTCAAGAAATCTAGCCATTCTTTGTAACTCAGGTCTGGTTAATTCATACATTTGAAAATAATCTACAGAGCCTCGCATAAAATACGATATGTCTATAATTTCATCTACGATGCCATCAATTTGACCCCTCAAATCCTCAATATGCTCTCTTAGAGCAGTCATGTTGTTGGACTTGAGGGTAGCATAAAAAAATGAACTGGATTTATTGGTGTTGATAATTCATGCTGAGTTTTACAATCTTTACACTTGATTTTATATGTAAATGTTGGACCCCAATCATTTAATGTCGGAAATTTGGATTCAAGTTCTTCGATGTACATTCTTGGCAGGCGCTTAACCCATTCTTTGATATGTTCGGGATCTGTAACTTCATCCACTCTAGTAATAACACTTGACAGACTTTGTGATATATAATCTTCATACTTTTCGGGATCTTGAATTAGATCATCTGCTTTTACATTTTGCATTTGAATAAATTTACTGATCGTAATAGGCTTAAGCCATACATTCTGACCGTTTTTAAGTTGAAATTTGAGGCTTTGTGCTTTAGTCAAATCCATTTCTTTAGTATTTCTAATAAAGTCATCAACTGGCACATGATACTCGTGTGCAGGAACTTTGGACTTATCTTCAGCTACTTCAAGGCAATGTTCGCATTTATATTTTATAGGAATTTTTTTACCATATGATAGTTTTCTTAAGTATGTTAAAATATAATCAACATCCCCTGACAATAAATCTTTAGGTTTTAGAATTTGTGGAGCACATCTACCAATTACTTTATAAATTGCAGTACCCTGAAAAAGCATATCAGGTGTTCTCATCATAATTTCATCGATCATAGTCATTGGATACAGAACTATTTCACCGTCAACTACTTCGGGGTCCAACTCACCATTTTCATAGAACATACCTCTAGATGGTAAAGCAATGGTTTCACCCGGTATTTTATTAATTCTTTCGATTAATGGATTTATTTTATTAACTTCTTCCGACATATTATTTTTCCTAAAAATGCGAATTTTATTTATTGTAACCAATAATAAGTATATATGATTAATAAAAAAAGGTGATTGCTTTGATTGGACAATTGATACGTGGTGCGAAGTCTATAGCTTCCGCTGTAACTGGTTCTAATACTTCGCAGGCTAGGGCTGATAATTTAGTTTCGAAAGCTAATACTAGACAAGACGTTCAAACTGTTAGTGGAACAGATGATGACTTTTCTACTAGTCGAGTAGTATTGCGCGGAAAATCCGGTAGATCTGTAATATTTGAAGTAACTCCAAGTATGGGAGAAAGTCGAAACGTAAATTACACGGAAATTGGTGAAGGTGTAAGATTACCAACAAGTTTTTTATTTTATATGGGCAGTAGCTCTAGAACGTTTAGACTTGATTCTAAATTTTTATCCAGAACTCCCCAAGAAGCCGATCAAACTTTTAGAAAAATTCATCTACTTAAAGGATGGACAGTTGGTGATCCAAATTCGCAAGATTTAGAAATCAATGCACCGGAAGTTTTATTATTGGCGGCGTATGGTAATAGTTTGAAAAATATTCCAGTTGTTATTAGATCTCTTAATATAGAGTATCCTGATGATGTTGATTATGTATCAGGAGGAAATGGCCCTATGCCGATAGTTCAAAGTGTTTCAATATCTTTAACAGAAACTCACTCTATTGCAGATATAGAAAAATTTAATCTGGAGCAGTTTAAAACTGGAACATTAAGAGGTTGGTGATGCACTATGTTTAAATTATATCCAAATAAATCGTCTGTATTAAAAAATGATAATAGATATGTTTCTGGTGGCTATGCAGAAATAGAAACTTTAAAAGTTAAATGGTGGGAAAGAAAAATTTTTCCAAAAGAAGATTTCTCGGATAGACGATTTGTTATAACTAAAGACTTTGAGTTTAGACCAGATCTAATTTCCAATGAATTTTTCGGCAGACCTGATTTGGGGTGGTTGATATTGCAATATAATAATATTGTTGATATAATGGAAGAATTAGCGGTCGGAAAAGAAATTATAGTTCCAGACAGAGCTAGAACTCTAAGAACATTATTAACCAAACAAAGACCCGCAAACGCAGCAATAACCGCAGATTCTTCGCCAACTAGAATATCAAGATAAAACATGACAGCATCAATTTTTAATCCAATAAAAAATTATCAAAACGTAACTATAAGGCATATTCTTGTTGCATTTAAAACTACAGAACAAGCATTTTCTGCTGAAATAAATCCAGATATGGGAAAAGTTGGTGATCGTAATCAAGGAGGAATTGTTTTAGTCAACGAATTTAAAGATTCTACTACATCCATAGAGTCTGCTGTGTCTGAATGGCAGTTCTTTTCTCCAGAATCCGTTTTAACTTCTTCATACACTGGTTCAATCAATGTAATGGATAGAACTGGTATTCACTTCAGAGAACTACTAGAACAATTTAGCCGAGAAATAAATTTTAGTGTAGCTAACATGAGTTTTGCATGGAAAACTTATTTTATTTGTAAGAATAATTCCGAAGATGGTGCCAAGACAGAAGTTGTTCAAGTAAATCCTTTAATACTTAATGTTCAAAATATAGTAGATGTGCTTGATGATTTTTCTGGTAGAATTTATATGCTAAATTTTACAAGTTGTTATAACACAACTGCAAATATATCAAAGTATAGTAAAATGTTCCAGCATACAATAACACATTCCGAAGGAAATCTACATAACGAAGTCCCTAGACCTATAGCACCCACTGGAGGAATACTTCCAAGAGGAGCAGAAGATGGAATTAAATCTGGGCCAAGAGATGAAAAATTGAACAAAAGTAAGCCTATGAAGAACTTTAAAGAAGTATTTGAAGCTCTAATAAAGGATTTAAATGAACAAAAATTTGTACATAAAAAGCAGCTTCAAAAATGGCTAGCACAAGTAAATCAAACATACACTGAAAAAATAAACGTTCCTTCTAGAGAACCTCTTCCAATAAAATATATACTTGAGCAAAAAAATTATCAGGATTATGTTGTAGATAACAGAAATCTCCCCTTTGAGCAACCGGAGCAACAGCAGGATAGAATTGGAATTAGAACCATTCCTGCGATTGAATCAGAATCACTAATGGATTTGTGTAGTAGATTGTTAATGTATTCGTCACAAGTTTCCTTAGATTATATTAAAAGTATTCCAGAAATTCCCAGATTTAACTTATCATATATTGTAAAAAACGATGAAATTTTAAATTTCTATTTGAAAGTTAAAAAGGTTATTGGTACAAAAAATTTGAATGCCGGGTTAAACACTGGCCCCGGAAACAATCTACTTAAAAATGAGCCATTATCTTATAGCTATCAAGAAAGTAGAAAAACTTCCACTGATATTATAGATATACAAATAGTTACAAATCCATTACAAAGACTGTCGGCACTGGAACAGCAAATAGATACACCGGAAGCTAAAGTTGTATATGGGGATAGGGAACAGACGACTGGTGAAAAAACTAAATCAAAAGAAGAGTTTTTTAAACAAAGTTATAATGGTGTACGTGCCATTCGCGAGCACTCTAGTATATTCGGTAGAGAATCCGGAGAAGCAGCTTCCAATCAATCAAACTACTTTACCAAACAAACGAGTTTATATCTAATTCATATATGGGGGAACCCTAATTTATTAAATGATATAAATATTCACCCAATGGATGCTGCAACTGATTCCAAACGATGGGATTATGAAATTTATGAAAAAATGGATTCAGAACCATCATATGTTAAATTAACTATAAAAGTAGATCCTGCTCATAGAATGGGAGAAGAAGCTGCTCCACTATTAAGTACAGAATTTGATAACTTTCTGCATCTTTTTAAAGTAAAGAATGTATTTGATAGTGGCAGATTTGAGCAATATTTAAGTTTACTAAAAAGCGATGAGAGTATGTAATACATGGCACATTTAAAGCTTGAAAAAATTTTAGAAACATTTAATAAACTATATTCTGCAGATACGACTGGAGATAAGGTTTCTATACCTAATGGTTTAACTGTAGGAATTGTCGTGGATACCGACGATCCTCTTCAGATGGGTCGCTTGAGAATATTTTGTCCGGCCCTAAATGATAATCCTAAAAAATTGCATCATATTCCATTTGCTTCATATGTTTCTCCATTTTCTGGAACAATAAACAATTCAGGATTTGCGAGAGGAAATAACGCAGGACCGTCATCATCTTCGGGTGCGATTCACTATGGATTTAGTGCTATACCTGAGCAGGGAGCACACGTTGTTGTAGGATGCTTTGATGGTGACATTCAGCGTAGATTTTGGATAGGATGTATAGGTGAACACCAAGAGATGCATACTATGCACACTGGTAGATGGAAGTGGAATGGAGGAGGCATTCCGGATGGCCCACTAACATCGAGCGGATCTCCAATTGAACCGCAATATACTAACTTAGGTAAAGCATTTAATGGAGATAGGGAATCTAGAGAATGGAGAACCAGAGCAGCAGAGTATCAAGGGTTTGCTGTAAGAGAAGATATTGGACAAATTCCAAACCCATCAAAATCATCATATCTAGATGAACAATTTGATAAAATCACAGAAGCAGAGCCAGATGATTGGGTTAAGCCAATCGTTGGAGCACATGGATATGATTGGACTGGATTTAAAAATTTAGGAGCATTTTTATCAGCTAGACAATATGGATGGTCAACTCCGGGATTTCATTCGTTTGTCATGGATGATAGACCATTTAATTCTAGAATGAAATTAAGAACAACTAATGGGCATCAAATAATATTAGATGATACGAATGAAAGAATATACATATCAACCTATGAAGGTAATAGTTGGATTGAAATGGATGCCTGTGGAAATATCGATATGTATTCAAAACGTCGTTTTTCCGTGCATGCAGAAAAGGATATAAACTTTACTTCCGATGAAACGGTCAGAATTCTTGGAAAAAAAGGAATTCATTTATACGCAGGATTTAATGAATCACAGCCATTATTAGATAGTCCACCCGAAGATGGAGAAATAAGAATCCAATCAGAAGCTGATATGCATGTTATTACCAGAAAAAACTATAGACATTTATCATTTGAAGATAGTTTATACGAAATTGGTGGGAAAAAATGTGAAAGCATTGCGGAAGATCTATTTCTTCAAGTTCAGGGTGAAATAAACACAATCACTAATACGGGAGACTATAATTTAACTGTAAGTGGGAATTTAAACGAAATAGTTCAAGGTGATGTTAATAAATTAGCATTAGGCACAATGAAAAATATGTCTAATGGTGATGCACAAATGCATTCATTTGGTGGAAAAATGGATGTTGGAGCACAATATAATATTAACATGAAATCCATCACACAAGATATAACCATCGAAGTTGTAGGAAAAAATGAAGCAAATTCTGGTGGAGTATTCATGAAATCCCCTCAGTCTCAATTTGGTTTAAGCGATAGCGGACATTTCGTATCCACTAATAAAAAAATAAAAATGAAATCAAAAAATGATGTCGAATTTGAGCAGGGATCTGGCGTAGAAACTCCTCAAGATTTGCCACTTCCGGATAGTGAAATATCTGGAGATTGTGATTTAGGTGAAGAACCATTGTCTTTGGAAGGATTTTCTGGTCCGGATTTGGCTGCAAGAGCCGCGTATAATGCGGGGTTCAGAGGCGATGCATTGACCACTGCTGTTGCAATCGCAGGAGGAGAATCGTCGTATAATCCGAATGCAATTGGAGATACCAACCTACAATCGGATAAATGGGGTCCATCAGTAGGACTTTTTCAAATCAGAACTTTAAATAATCCACAGGATTACACTGGAGTTGATGCTAAGAGAGATATTAATACTCTTGCGGGAGAATCAAATATACAAAATAATGCCAATGTTGCATTCGAATTATCTAAAGGTGGTACAAACTTTTCACCATGGACTGTATTTAAAACTAAAGCATACTTAAATTATATTGATGCAGCTAAATCTTCTGTACAATCAATGTGTGCTGGAGGTCCAATGTCTTTTGCTCAAAAACAGCAAAATTATTATTCACAGATATTTGGTTTCACGTCTGGCTGCGGAGTGTCATTGTCAGAATTCTGTTTAGCAGATTTATTCGTATCTAGTGAAAATTTATTTAAAATGACAGAAGAAGGGCTTGAATTGCAAGCGAAAATTGATACAAAATTGAAAAGCGTTCAGAAGCAATTTTCCAATTTCTTGTATGATGAAGATACTGGAATAATACCAAAGCTACAGGACAGTATATTTCAACAATTAACGTTAACACTTGAAGTAGGAAACATTTTCGGTGTTATAGGTGGCTTAACTGCTGGAATAGGTGCAATTGGGGATATAATATCTGCTGCCGGATCGTTTGCTGCAGATTTAGCTGGTATAGCCAGCATTCTGTCAAACCCATTTGCCTTACTCCCTAGCCCATCTTTGTTAGGAGGTATAGTCCCGCTAATAGATTTAGGGTTCGAATTACCTTCGGAAAGTGTATGCTCATTAGATATACCATTTTTTGAAGTAAATATAGATAACACTTTTGGAATTGATTTCAATTTTGAAATATGTGGAAAGACTTTATTATAGGATAAGTTATGTTAGAAGTAAATCAAGATGTTGTTACAGGATTTCAAGAATTCGAAATGCCGCCATCAGAACAGCAAATAGCACCAAAATACGCAACCCCGGCGTGCTTATCCGAAGCAATGCAGGCATTATGGACAAACCGTGTTCCGGATCATGAGCCATGGCCGAGAGTTATTAAAGTCGATGAAACTATAAATCAAAAAACAGATGAATATTTAAAAAATGTTAGACATACCGATCAATATGATAATCAGTCGTCTCCAGATGGCTTGCAACCAATCGGCAGAGTTGAGGGTGATGAAGATATTTCTCGCAATGAATTTTGGAGAAGGTAATTTAAATAAATATTGACTATGAATAGATTTAAAACAGTATACAAAGGATTTTCTTTTAAGAATTATTCAAAGAGTAAATTTTTAAATGTAAATGACGTTGAATTAATTAAGCAAGATTTAACTAATCACCTTTTTACCAGAAAAGGTGAAAGGTATGGAATGCCAAATTTTGGTACACTTATTCCAGACATAATATTTGAACAGATGGATGAACAAACAATTCAGACTGTAAGCTCAGAAATAGAATTTGTATTAAATTATGATCCACGAGTCATTGTCAATTCATTTAGAGTTATACCATTATATGACGAATCTGCCATTGTTGCTATAGCGGATTTGGATTTTGTAGAAATTAATTTAAACGATATATTTCATATAGTAATTGAGTTCCAAGGACAGTAATAAATGAGAATTGTAAGCCGTGCAGAAAATTGGGAAAAAGTATACGAAGCCTTCCAGCAAGTAAATTTTGCTGCATGGGATTTTAATTCAATAAAAGAATCTTTATTGGATTACATGAAATTATATTATCCGGATGATTTCAACGATTATATTGAATCTTCGGAATTTATAGCATTTTTAGAACTATTTGCATATATTGCTGAGCTACTCGCGTATAGATTAGATTTAAATGCACACGAAAATTTTATATCAACAGCACAAAGAAAAGAATCAATACTTAGATTAGCAAAGCTTCTCTCATATAATGCTTCTAGAAATATTCCTGCTCGCGGATTGGTTAAAATTACATCAATATCAACAACTGAAAGAATATTTGATTCCAATGGACTAAATTTAGCAAATAGAACTATTATTTGGAACGATCCAAATAATCCTCGCTGGAAAGAACAGTTCATTATAGTAATGAACAAAGTTATAGAGCAAGAGTTTGGAACTGTATTAGCAGCAGACAGAACTCAAGTACAGGATGTTTTATTTGAAGTTTATAGAATGGAGAACACACCAATATCAAATAATGTTTTGCCTTATTCTATAACAGTATCCGGAATATCATATCCGATGGAGCTTGTTCCTTCAACTTTAGATGAATTTGGACCATTAGAACGCCGACCAGAAAAAAATTTACCTCTGAGTGTTTTGTATCTATCCGATGGACTTGGTGATGCATCTAAAAATACAGGATTTTTCTTTTTAACTAAACAAGGACAGCTTAACAAGAGAACTGTGGCTTTTGATGGTGTTACACCAAATTTAACATATGACATTTTAATTGATAATTGTAATGAAATAGATATATGGTTGAATAACGTAGATCAAGAGACTGGAGAAATCGTAGCCAATCCGGAATTATCAGATAGTTTAAGATCGGGTGAATGGGAAAGAGTGGATTTAGCTAGTGCCCAAAATATCATATTCAATAATAATCCTTTTAGAAATAAGTATGAAATTGAAACACTAGATAACGATAATTTTAGAATAATATTCGGAGATGGAAAATTCTCGGCAATACCTTCAGGTATTTTTGATATATGGTACAGAGTATCAGCCAATGAAGATTTCGTGATCCCTACTACTAGTATTCAGAACATTGGTAGCTCATTTTCATATAGGGATGATGAGAATAAAGAGCAAACATTCTCATTTACATTTTCTTTAACTAATCCAATTCAAAATGCTTCAAGCAGCGAAGATCTGGAAAGAATTAGAAGAATTGCGCCTTCCGTTTATTATACACAAGATAGAATGGTTAACGGAAGAGACTATAATGAGTTTTTATTACAAGATAATACCATTCTTAAATTGCGTGCAATTAATAGAACTTTTGCAGGTGATTCAAAATACATCTATTGGCACGATCCTAGAGAATATTATGAAAATGTTAAGATTTTCGGCGATGATTTGGTTGTATATTTCGAAACATATACACAAACAATAACTATAGAATCATCCGATTTATCAAACACAAATACGGCAATAAAAAATTCGCTAATTAATGATTATATTATTGGTACAATTTTACAGGATGAGCCATATTTCATTAAATCAATACTAGAAGGCGTTCAACCACGAGATATTAGAAAAGAGTTTACTACGGATGAAATTATAGATTTAAACGATGCAATTCAATTACTAATCGATAATACTCCGGGAACTTTTTATATGTCATATAATGTCGCACAGGATGATTGGATTATAGATAATTCAGAACCAGCGGACTGGTGGATTAGAGTTAGATCTATTGCAGATGGAAGTTGGGAAATAACACTAAACGCTAAAAAAATGATATTTCATAGTGATGATACTAAATTTTGGAATGTCAATACAGATAAAGTAATTACATATGATACATTAAATGCCAATTATGATGAAATTGTTATACTTAAAGCAAACGTTGGAGTAGATTCATGTGGATTAGATTCTAATTATAATTTTAGAGTTTTACGACAAGAAATTATAACTGCAGGGGAAAATTTGGGCCTCTACAGTATTCATGATTTAAACGTTATTCCAAATGATACCAATAATGATGGAATACCTGACAATGTTTCTCTAGATTATCTAATAAATCCAACTACTAATTTTGTATATTTTTACAGAGAAGGGGTTTCAGAACCTTGGGTATACGTTCCATACTCACAAGAAGTTTTAGATTCTTACAATGAAGATCAGCTAAATGAGACTGGCTTATGGAAAAGAGAAGTTGGTAAAGCTGGTATAAATTTTTTGTGGATGCATAGAACTCCTAGATATCACTTAATAGATCCTTCTGCGACAAACATAATAGACATGTTTATAATTACAAGAGGATATTATAGTAATCTCAATCGCTGGTTAAATGATCAAATTGAAAACAAGCCAACTCCACCTACTTCTTTTGATCTAAGATCTTCTTATAATTATTTGTTGGATAACAAAATGATATCTGATACTCTGATATTACATCCGGGCAAAATTAAAATAATTATAGGCAACAAAGCACCCGATGAATTAAAAGCAACCATAAAAGTAATTAGATCAAGTTCAAGAAATTTAACTACTAATCAAATTAAAACTGCTATCGTTGATGCAGTCAACAAATTTTTTGAAA